TTAATGACTGGTTATAAAGGAATGCTTAAAGATCTTGATATAAATCAGGATCATATGGATTATATAACTAACATAGTTTGGGTTATTGAATATTATTCCGACATCTATCATAAAGATAAATCTAACATTGATGGTTTAGGAGTTTTTGCTTCTAAAGATTTAAAAAAAGATGATATTATAGGGATTGGGACAATAGATTGCAAATACAAAACTATATTAGGAAGATATACAAACCACTCAGATAAAAATAATGCTAAATTTTATTATTTAAAAAATAATGATGTTATTATGGTTGCTGAGAAAGATATATCTAAAAATGAAGAAATATTAATAAATTATAGAGACCATACAATAAAAAATGAAAGGTATATTTAATTTTATCATAAAACCAAAAGAAACTAGGTATAACAATACTAAAAAAATAGGTGATAAAGAACTTATAGTAAATACTGAAATATCAGAATTTCAAAATATAAGTAAAGAAGGTATAGTTATTGGTTTACCAAGTCAATTAAAAACAGATATTAAGATTGGTGATGAGGTAATTATTCATCATAATGTTTTTAGAAGATGGTATGATGTTAGAGGTATTGAAAAAAACTCAAGATCGTGGTTTAATGAAGATACATATATAGTATCTCCAGATCAAATATATGCTTATAAAAAGAATAATAAATGGAAACCTGTTGATAATTGTTGTTTTGTGAAACCTATTAAAGCAATAAGTAAAGTTGCTGCAAATGAAAAAGAAAAACCATTAACAGGTGTTATAAAGTATATTAATAAAGAACTAGAAAACATAGGTTTAAAAATTAATGATATTATAGGTTTTACTCCTAATAGTGAATTTGAATTTATTATTGATAACCAAAAATTATATAAAATAAAAACAGAAGACATTTCAATTAAATATGAATACCAAGGAAACGAAGAAGAATATAATCCAAGCTGGGCGTAAAGCAGTTGATGAATTAATAAAGGTTGCTAAAGAACCTATTGTTGATTCAGATGATGATATATCGGCAGATAGATTAAAGAATGCTGCTGCAACAAAGAAATTAGCTATATTTGATGCTTTTGAAATATTGCATAGAATACAAGAAGAGCAAGATATATTAGATGGTAATATTAATAGCGAAGAAAAAATAGAAGAGTCATTTAAAGGTTTTGCAGAACGAAGATCAAAGTAATGTATAAGCAAACGTTATATAAAATTATTAAGCCAATTAGAATTAATACATTAAAAAGGCTTAATAAAGGTAAAAAATGGAAATACGGTTATAACAAAGAACATGATTTAATTGTTATTAGTAGGACTGGAGAAATTGGTGAAATATATGAAATCCAAAATTTAAAAATAGCTTTACCAAAGAAACCTAAAAATATTAAAAAGTTTGATAGTGACAGATGGGAAGTTACTGAACAACCCAAACCGTTAAAAAGAATTAAAACTATATTTGATTGGAAAGATTATCCTAATAACTTTAAAAATCAATATATAGATTATATAGAAGAAGAATTTAAAAAAAGAGAAGAGGGATTTTGGTATTATAATAAAGGTGAATCAACATATATAACAGGTACGCATTATATGTACTTACAATGGAGTAAGATTGATGTAGGTAAACCAGAGTTTAGAGAAGCAAATAGATTGTTTTATATATTTTGGGAAGCATGTAAAGCAGATAAAAGATGTTATGGAATGTGTTATTTAAAAAATAGACGTTCTGGATTTTCTTTTATGGCTTCTGGAGAAATGGTAAATTTAGCTACAATATCTAGCGATGCAAGATACGGAATATTATCTAAAACTGGACCAGATGCTAAAAAGATGTTTACTGACAAGGTTGTACCAATTTCAGTTAATTATCCATTCTTTTTTAAACCGATTCAAGATGGTATGGATCGACCTAAAACAGAATTAGCATATAGAGTACCAGCTAGTAAATTAACTAGAAGAAAGATAGAAATGGGGAGTGATGCTAATGATTTACAGGGTTTAGATACTACAATTGATTGGAAAAACACAGGAGATAATAGTTATGATGGTGAAAAGCTAAAACTATTAGCCCACGATGAAAGTGGTAAATGGGAGAGACCTAATAATATATTAAATAATTGGAGAGTAACAAAAACCACATTAAGATTAGGTAGTAGAATTATAGGTAAGTGTATGATGGGATCTACCTCAAATGCTTTAGATAAAGGTGGTGATAATTTTAAAAAATTATATGAAAGTTCAGATGTTACAAAAAGAAATCGCAATGGACAGACTCGCTCAGGACTCTATTCTTTGTTCATACCTATGGAATGGAATTACGAGGGATTCATTGATTCTTATGGAATACCTGTATTTGATACGCCAGAAACAGAAGTTAAGGGACCATATGGAGATTATATAGATACTGGCATAATACAACATTGGGAGAATGAAGTTGAAGGATTAAAAAACGATCAAGATTCATTAAATGAATTTTATCGTCAATTTCCAAGAACAACGGATCATGCTTTTAGAGATGAAACAAAAGGTAGTTTATTTAATCTTGTTAAAATATATGAGCAAATAGATTTTAATTCTGGAATCAATACATCTTCATTTGTTTCAACTGGAAACTTTCAATGGAAAGATGGTATAAAAGATACAGAAGTTATATTTTATCCAGATGTAAGAGGTAGATTTAATATAAGTTGGATTCCATCATTAAATTTACAAAATAATCATTTTATAAAAAATGGTAGAAAATATCCAAAAAATGAACACATGGGTGCTTTTGGATGTGATAGTTATGATATATCAGGTACTGTGGATGGTAAAGGATCAAAGGGTGCTCTACATGGATTAAGTAAATTTTCTATGGAAGATTGTCCACCAAGTCATTTTTTCTTAGAATATATAGCTAGACCACAAACAACTGAAATATTTTTTGAAGACGTATTAATGGCATTGGTATTTTATGGAATGCCGTTATTATGTGAAAATAATAAACCTAGACTTTTGTATTATTTAAAAAGAAGAGGTTATAGAGGTTATTCAATGAATAGACCTGACAAAACATGGAATAAATTATCAACCGCTGAAAAAGAAGTAGGTGGAATACCTAATTCCAGTGAAGATGTTAAACAAGCGCATGCCGCTGCTATAGAAACATATATTAACAACTATGTAGGTTTTAAACCTGATGGTAATTATGGAAATATATATTTTAATCAAACTTTAAGTGATTGGGCTAAATTTGATATAAACAATAGAACAAAATTTGATGCAACAATAAGTTCTGGTTTAGCAATTATGGCATGTAATAAAAATTTATATCGCCCAACAAGCGAAAAAACTACAAAATCTATTGATTTTGGGTTTTCAAAATATAATAATGAAGGAACAATATCAAAAATAATAAAAAAGTAAATGTTACAACAAAACTCAAAAACAGGTTTTCCGAGTCAAGCAGTATTAGATGTAGAAAAAGCATCTTATGAGTACGGTTTGCAAGTTGCAAAAGCAGTAGAAGAAGAATGGTTTAAGAAAGATTCGGGAACTAATAAATATTTTGTTAATAAAGATAATTATCATAGGCTTAGATTATATGCTCGTGGTGAACAATCTGTACAAAAATATAAAAATGAATTATCCATTAATGGAGATATGTCTTATCTTAATTTAGATTGGAGACCAGTACCTATTATTCCTAAATTTGTTGATATAGTTGTAAACGGTATAGCAGAAAGAGCATATGAATTAAAAGCATATACTCAAGATGTTGCTGGAGTTGAAAAAAGAACTAAATATGTTGAAAATATGATTGCGGATATGGAAAATAAATCATTTTTCCAACAACTGCAAGGTATAACAAATATAAACATGTTCAACACCGATGAGCCGGAAAATCTGCCTCAAAACGATGAAGAGTTATCATTACACATGCAACTAGATTATAAACAATCTATAGAGATAGCTGAAGAAGAAGCGGTAAATAATTTATTTGCTTTAAATAAATATGAAAATATAAAGAAAAGAGTAGATTACGATATTACTGTTATAGGTATAGGTTGTGTTAAAACTGGTTTTAATACCGCTGAAGGTGTAAAAATACAATATGTAGATCCAGCTAATATAGTACATTCTTATTCTGAATCTCCATATTTTGAAGATATGTGGTATGTTGGAGAAGTTAGAAACGTTACTATATCAGAACTTAAAAAAGAATTTCCTCAATTAACATTAGAGGATCTAAAAGAATTAGAAGATAATAAATCAAATAAATTATCTTATGGTAGTAGAGAGAATACCCCTAAAAAAGAAAGCGTAGATGTTTTATATTTTGAATATAAAACTTGGCAAAATCAAGTTTATAAAATAAAAGAAACTGCCACAGGTGCTAAAAAAGCTATAGAAAGAACAGATGAATTTAAACCACAAACTCAAAATGAACGTTTCAAGAAAGTTCAAAGATCTATAGAGGTATTATATTGTGGTGTTAAAATTGTTGGTAAAGACAAATTATTAAAATGGGGTTTAGCAGAAAATATGACTAGACCAAAATCAGATGTTACTAAGGTACAAATGAGTTATAATATTGTAGCACCAAGAATATATAGAGGTAAAATAGAATCTTTAGTTGGTAGAATGGTTAGTTTTGCTGATATGATTCAATTAACACATTTAAAACTACAACAAGTATTATCTAAATTAGTACCCGATGGTGTTTATTTAGATGCTGATGGTATTGCTGAAATTGATCTTGGTAATGGAACAAATTACAATCCGCAAGATGCTTTAAACATGTATTTCCAAACTGGTAGTGTTATTGGTAGATCTATGACACAAGATGGTGAATTCAATCATGGTAAAATACCTATACAAGAATTAAGTTCAAGTGGTGGAAATGCTAAAATTCAAAGTTTAATAACATCTTATAATTATTATATGCAAATGTTAAGAGATGTAACTGGATTAAATGAGGCTAGAGATGGTAGTAAACCCGATGAATATTCATTAGTGGGATTACAAAAAATAGCTGCAGCTAATTCTAATACTGCTACTAGACATATATTACAAGGTGGTTTATATTTAACATTAAAAACAGCTGAAGCTTGTTCTTTAAGAATATCAGATGTATTACAATATTCAAATACTAGATCTTCTTTTATACAATCTTTAGGTAGATTTAACATAGCTACATTAAGTGAAATAAAAGAATTACATTTACATGACTTTGGTATTTATTTAGATTTAATGCCTGATGAAGAAGAAAAACAAATGTTAGAAAATAATATTCAAATGGCGCTTCAAAAAGATCAAATACAATTAGAAGATGCAATTGATGTTAGAGAAATAAAAAATCTAAAACTTGCTAATCAGTTATTAAAACTACGTAGACGTAAAAAGTTTGAGCAAGACAGACAAATACAAATGGAAAATATAGAAGCTCAGACTAAATCTAACACTGAAGCCGCACAAGCAGCGGCAGAAGCTGAAATACAAAAACAGCAAGGTATAGCTGGTAGTAAGGTTCAAGTTAATGAAGCTCAATTAGGTTTTGATCTTAAAAAATTAGAAACAGAGGCGCAAGTTAAAAAAGAATTAATGGCTTATGAGTTTGAACTTAATCAACAACTTAAACGAATGGAATTAGAAGTTGCAAAACAAAGGGAAGGACAAAAAGAAGATAGAAAAGATGAAAGAACTAAAATCCAAGCGTCACAACAAAGTGAATTAATTGATCAAAGAAATAACAAAAAACCTCCAAAAAACTTTGAATCAAAAGGATTTGATAACTTAGGAGGATTCGGTTTAGAGCAATTTGAACCAAGATAATTATTAACAATTTAAACAAACAAAAAAATGGGAAGAATAACTAACGATTGGGTTTCTACTATTGAAGGATCTGTTTTTACAACAGCTTCAAGTGATGCTATCAAACCTCCTACAAACCATGTGTTTATCGCTATAACAGCTTTAACAGCAACAGATTTTGATGCCTCTGGCGGTTTAATTGCAGAAGACGCAACTAAATGGGCTAACACAGCGGATGCTGCTGGTGATTTAGCAGATGGTTCTGAAACTGTAAACGAAGGATCTGGTGGTATACAAGTAACAGCAACTAATTTAGATTTACCAGCTGGCACTACAATTTATGGTAGGTATACTGAAATTGATGTTAATGCTGGACAAATTATAGCATATTACGCTAGAGACGGAAAATAAAAGAAAATTTTTAACTATTTAATTATATTATATTATGGCAAAAAATGATGAAAAAGTCGTAGAAGAGGTTGTTGAACAACCTACTAAAACTACGCCAGTTGAAGAACCAAAATTGGAAACTTCAGCTGAACAAGACGTACAAGAAAAACTCAGAGTTAAAAAACCTAAATGGGATTCTAATACTGATGATGTGTACAAAGTAAACGTTGATAAACCCCCTAAAACTAAAGAAAATGCCGGGAAAGAATTATCCAAAAACAAGGAAGAAACTGAAGTCGAAGATTACAGCGAAACCAAAAACAAAGAA